ATCTTCATCTAGTGGTCTCATTTTCATTAAACCTTTTTTCTTTAGGTCAAACTTTAGAAATAAAAACTCCGCATTTCTGTTTACATACTCTGGAAATAAATGCTTAACAGCTAAACAGTACATATAGTCTTGAAGGTTGTCATCTTTTTCTTTACCCTCAAACATTTTTTTGCTTGTCTTATAGTCTCTGATTATGGCAGTCTTTTTGTCTTTGTATAAAAACAACTGGTCTATAAAACCTCTTATATGATAACCATTTTTTTCTATGTCAAAATCTAACTCTGCGTGAGCTTCGTCTGGTATACCTAATTCTTCTCCGTGAAAATTACAACTCAAACCATTGAGAATCATTTGTTTTATAAGCGTCATGTTATCTTCATCTGTAACACCAAGCTCTGTTGCGTCAGACATAATTAAATCTTTAACAGCTTTAGCCGCGAAAGGGTCTTTAGCTTTAACTATTTTGTTAAATTGTGTTTTAGTTTTTTGCTTAGATAAATGTTCAAAAACATTGTGACAGACAGTACCTCTTCTGGCGCCATCATTACCGTGTTCTGGTAACTTTAATTTGTATTTAGACCAATATAACCAACTACAAGATTGTGCAGTTTTTATACGGCTCGCTGATAATTTAACTTCCATAGATGTCCCAAATTTTTTCGAAATAGTAATGAACAATAGTCATAACAAACGAAATGAAAATACCGAAAAGGGTAACATGCCAATCTCCAAACCACACCCTTGCCATTAGGGTACAAAGAACTATTGAGAGAACTCTCCATATTACTACCTTTTTCACGAATCTAAAATTTTAATTAGTTTTTTACAGTTACCGTTTTTTCGTAGTGCGTCTGTTGATTTAATTTGTTCTTTAATCCAGTCTTGTGTTTTTTCGTCCGACAAATTCCATTTGCATTTTCTAGTATGCCACTTTGAGAATATATTGGTGTTAGATGGGTTTGATTGTAACATGTCGCCAAAATCATTTGCAAGTGGTGGGTTGACGCATATTCTATCGAGATCATATATTTGAGATAATTTAGCAACGGTTTTAATTGTAGCTATCCCACCAGAATTGGTTTCTTTATCTTTGTCGTTATTCATTGATACGATAATTCTGTCCAAATCAAAACTATTAAGATAAGACATAACTTTAGATGATATGTCTAAACCAGCAAGCATCAGAACATTTTTAAAACCAGCTTCATAGAGAGCCATGCAGTCGCCAATACTTTCTACCAAAATAACTTCACCAGATTCTTCTATATTATCGTGTGCAAGATGATGTGGGTAAACCCAATCTGTTTTACGACCCATGTGTTTCCATTTAGGAATGTTTTCACCGTCTATGACAGTTCTGCCAGAAAATCCGTGTATTTGATTATTTAAATCATAAATAGGGAAAACTATACGTCTGTACATTTTACCATTACCAGCATAACCACATTCAAATGTTTTTTGTGTTTCGTTTGAGATACCTCTTTGATTATAAAAAGTCCTAATTGGTAAAAGTTTTTCTAAAAAAGATTTTGGGTATATTTTTTCCATTTCTATTTTTTCTTCTACTTTTTTGGCTAGGTCTGGCGATCTAGGTATGTAGTCTACATACTTTTGAATTGCTTTTGGGTCTTCTGTTTTTAAGGTTTCTCTAACTAACGCAGTAAAGGGTTTAGCTTCATTATCTGCGCCAAAATCTTTCCAAACACCAGTGTCTTTGTATATTATAAGAGCAGTTTTGTTTTTTCCACTTCTATAAATAGCGTTACTTCTCCAATGTGAACCACAATCTTGAAGTGTGTAACCCAAGTCCTCTAATGCTTCTTTATAGGTCATCGAATGAAGGTAAATCAGATTGTGTGTTGATTAAATCACCACCAGTATTTCTAAAAGCAACAATGTCTCTTAGGTCACCACACTCTGTAATATTAAAGTTTCTAAATTGTAGATTGATAAAATTCCTACGAAGATTATCATCAACTTGTACTGGCTCACAAGCACCTGCAATATCTTTACCAAGGTGTCTAGCTTTTACGTTAATTAATTTATGTGTACCAAAAGAAGAGCCATCATCAGCGACCTCATCTGTAGTCTTCTGTCTTAAAATAAACATGTGAGAGCAGAATTGAGTAATTCTATCTGATAATGATACAATAGATTCATCATCAATAATGTTTTGTGCATTACGATTATTGGTAATACCACTACGATTAGATTGAACTGATGTAATCATTGGTATGACTGGTAAGCCATCTTCCAAGACCTCTTTTTGTATGCATTTTTTAAATTTATCTACCATCTCTCCAACCATTTGCCACTCTGACTTATTGCCAGATGTTTTATCGGAAGATGTTTTAATATAATCAAAAGAGAAAATCATTCTATTACCACGACCAACTCTAGAGTAATAGAATCTTTTCAATGTGTTTATCATTGAATCAACATCCATACCACCAACGTTGTAATAATAAAATTTTAGTGTTTTAATCTTAGCCCAAACAGAACGAACTTTATTAACAACGTCTTCGCCAGCTTGTCTCCATTTACCACTTTCTAACAGATGAGAAGGGACGCCAGATAAAGCGGCACACTGTCTAATAATTAATTCTTCTTTACTCATCTCTCCGTTATCAAAGTGCAGAACTGGAACATCATATTTAAGTGCAACCTTGGTAGCGTAGTCCATACAAAATTGAGTTTTACCAACACCAGAACGAGCGACAATAACTGTAATGTTGCCGGGTCTTAATAATGAACCATATATGTCATTAACTTTTTGATGCGGACCCATCATACCAAATTCTTCTACTGGATTGTTGCCACGCTCTTCGATGAAGTTTTCCATCTCATCATAAATGTTTTGAGGTACATCGTCCCCAACTTCAAATAAATTTATCTTTTCGTTATAGAGTTGGTCTGCTAGTTCTATAATCTCTAAATAAGAAACATCTGTGCTGACATTTTTCATTTGATCAGCTATCTTATTTCCAGTAGCGTGTATCTCTCTGCGGACACTATACTTTTTAAGTTCCTTGATTGACGTTTGTATCTTATCGTCGGAATGTATTTTACGCATTGATAAAGATCTAACATAATCAAGTATGTTGATATCCTCTTCAAACTTTATGCCCAAGTCTTTGATTCTTTGGACTATAACTATTTCATCAATACTTTCGTTTTTTTCTAAAGATTTTTTTAATATAAGAAAAAGAGTTTTGTGCAACAAAGAGTTTTTGTCGTAGAAATCCTTCTCACTTAGGATGTTTAGATAATTAACAAATGTGTTAGGTTTTTGTAAAAAAGCAGCTAAAACTTGCTTTTCGATCTCGTAACTATAAATCATATGCACCTAATATTGTGCAAAAAAATCAAAAAGTCAAGTATTTTCTGAATCTTCTACTTCAAAAGATTCTTCTGCGCCACTTGTCAGAAATGTTTCTAAAGCTCTCTTAAGTCCATATTCAGTAACTTGTGTGTCGCATTTGGTGTGTATTAGGGGTTCACCGTTTTCTGTTGAATAGGCTATAATAAAGCCTTTATAGGCATTTGACTTGCCACTTAATTCATATAACTGCTCTAAAAGCCTCTCTGGAACGTTAAATTTTTCAAATTTTGGCTTACTCATCCTATAGATTTACACTTCAGTTAAAATTTTATCGAAATATTCTTCGGATAATTCGTCATCTGGGTAAATTTCTATCAGTTTGATCTCATTTAGTTCACAAAACTCCATTTTTTTGTTGTCTCTACGTATTTGACGTACAAAATTGGCTCTGGTTTTGTGAAAATGCTTTACAAATTTAAGATGTTGCGCTCCCTGCACCTCTATAGCTATCTTTTTAGTGTGGTTGTAGAAGTCTAGGGTAAGTTGTGTACCCGCCACCTTAAACTCCTCATATACGGCATCGTAGCGCCAATGTTTGTACAAATAAGATCTTACTGTACGTTGGAATTTGCTTCTGCATTTGCCATTCCATTTAATTTTGTACCTGTGTGCATTTCTAACAGGTTTTTCTTTGCCGTATAAAGTTAAAAAATTCATAAAAAAAGCCCTCTCCTATTATAGAGAGGGCTCAGTTATTTTCAAGTTAAAAGTTGAGAGCGACCCCAAAGTCAGCGGTTGATTCCCACTCTCCATCAGTGCCTTGAGCTGTATTTAAATCATTATTTAGATAATTTAAATTAGCGAACACTGTAAGGTGATCTAATGTTGTTTGAACACCAACTGTAGCTAAAGTATAGCTGTAATCTGTTTCATATTGAAATGATTGACCATACTCTAGTCCAACTGCGATAGCAAAATGCTCAGTAAGATCTAGATCTGTTCCTACTGCAATATCTGCTGTATATTGACCACCCTCTTCTGTCGTAACAGAAACAAGTGAATCAATACCAAACAAGTTTACCGCATAAGAACTAACTAACTCATAAGCATTTACATCATCAATAGAAGTAACGTATAACTCTGTAGCGATATCACCAATGAAAGTAGAAAGGACAGTACCAATAGTACCATATAACTCCTCTTCATCAGCTTTTACTTGCTCGATTGAACCAACAAGTGATAAGCCACCAATTACTCCCAGCTCTGAAGACGCTTTAACATACTCAACGTCCGCAGATCCGTAAAGTCCGCCATCGATACGTTTTTCGTAGTTACCTACTTCTACGTCAATGTCCCAAGACTTTACCGTTTGTTCTAGTTCCTGTGCCTCTGCTTTATTGCCTCCAAAAATGAAGAAAGCTGCAATAGCTGCGACAACAAGTCCCACTTTAATCTTATTATTTTTTAGTATTTCCATAACTTAAATCAACCCCTACTGAGGGTTAGATAGCCTTTACACTAGTTCGGCTATGTTTGTTTTGAAATAATCGATCAAGAAAGCACACAAAGCTTCATTATCCTCAATTAATTTGAATAAATTAGCCTCTCCTTGTATCTTTTCTGGTAGATCTGGAGCGGACTCCTCTACCAATTCTCTAAATTCTTCTTCAATTGTGATCCAAGCACCTTTTTTAGTGACAAATTCCCACATATAAAGTAAATCTACTAATTCTTTCTCCACCCAAACTGATTTGCCACCAACTCTACCATATCTGATTGGATATGAAATAGTATTATTGGTCTTTTCATTTGGTGATTTTTTGATAGTAACCTTTGCCCAATGTCCAATAATTGGATTTGTTTTAGGGTCTGGTTGTTTTATTGATGGATTTTGTAAAATTAAGTCCGATTTAAACCTTGGCTCAAACTCCATGATATAATTAGCAAAGTGTAACAAAGCATTTCCACCCGTTGCTGACGTCTGACGTATCGGAGCTTTCGTGTATGGGTCTAGTTTGATGTCTGCCCTTACTTGACTGATGAAAATGGCCATATGACCCCTTTTTGCAAGAGATATGGACATTCTCTTCATAAAGTTAGCTGCAATTACGGCTCCACCGGCAACTTTATTGGAATCATAGAAGGATTTATCTATATCTTGTTTAGAAATTAAACCATCTACTGAGTCTAAGATAAAGCAATATTGATGTTCATCTTCATTTTGTTCTACTAAAGTTTTAATCGCATCAACGACAACCTCGTAAATATTACTTTCAAAGACGAAACAAGTGCCAGTTTTCCATTCTTTTGCATCATATACAAACTTAACGCCAGATCTAGCCACCATTTCATTAGATAGACGACCTTCAGCTTTAATATAAAAGCCTTTTGATTTTTTCTGCGTGTTGAGCATGTTTTTCATAACTTCCAAAGCGGCACTAGTTTTACCACCTTCGTTCATCCCAACAAATCTGTGTAAGCCTGGGCCAAAGCCACCATTTAAGTTTAAATCAAGTTGCAAGGAACCACTTGATGCTTTATAATCTACTGATTTCTCAAAGTTGTAATGATCGTCCTTTTTTGCTTTGAGAAACTTATCTAATAATTCTGAATCTGTATCACTCATTTAAATAAATCTTTTGTATTTTTCGGTTTATTATATATGGACTCATAATCTTTTCCACATTTTTCTGATATATCATAGACCATATATTTTGAAAAGTCAACTTTAAAGTTAAAGTTTTTCCATTTCCTATCCATAGTTGGTTTTAAAGCGTCAGATACTAAGTATGCGAGGCTATCATATTTCTTAGGGAAAGTAACAATTTGTAAAAATTCTAAAGAATATCTTTGCTCTAGTTTTTTTAAGAACATCATTTCCCTAGACCAAAAGGCTCTTTTACCTTTGTCTGGTATTTCTATTAGTCTAGCTAATATTTCTTTACGATTCTTTAATGTCATTATCAACCATCCTACGGACTAATGTAGAAAAGTCAACACTTTTTTCCCAATTTAAATCTTTTTGTGCCTCTGATGGATCACCTAATAAAAGTTCTACTTCTGCTGGACGATAAAATTTAGGGTTGATTTTTACAATTACTTTATCTATAGTACCATTAAAATATTTTAATTCTTGATTCATCCCTTTACCATGCCAGAGAAAGCATTTTTTATAAATATCATTATTAATATTAGCATATTCAAAAGCTACATTAATAAAATTTTTAACAGAATGTGTTTCTCCAGAAGCCAATAAATAATCTTTTGGTTTCTCAGCTTTTAACATTAACCAAACAGCCCGAACAAAATCTTCTGCGTGACTCCAATCTCTTTGGGCGTCGACATTACCAAGTTCTAAGGGTTCAAAATCTTTACCCTCCTCTATAGCTTTTTTAATTCTAGCAACACCTTTCGTTATTTTTCTTGTCACAAATTCTTCTCCACGTCTTTCTGATTCGTGATTAAACAAATAACCTTGAATAGCAAACAAATCATAAGAATCACGCCAAACTTTAACAATCTGTCTTGCGGCCACTTTGGATGCTCCATAAGGACTGCGAGGTCTAGATGGGTGGTTAAGGTCTTGTGGACTATAAATAACATCACCAAACTCCTCTGAAGATCCAGCGTTATAGTAACGACATTTGGGGCAGTGTTTTCTTATAGCCTCTAATTGGTGTAATACTCCCATAGTATTGTTTTGAAAATGATTCACTGGCATCTTCCAACTTAAACCAACAAAAGAATTTGCGGCAAAATTTATAAAATAATCTGGTTTGATTTCTTCAATACAAGCATTTATGCTATGCTCATCTCCTAAATCCATCTCAATTAAATGAAATCTTGGGTCTAATTTTAAGTGTTTTATATGTTTGTGGTTTGGTACGCTTAATCTACGAATGGCACCATATACCTCCACATCTGTATACTTTAATAAGAACTCGGCCATATAAGAACCGACTTGACCTGTTACACCTGTTACTATTGCTTTCTTCATTTAAAATACTCCTCCGAGTTTACGTTTCTATCATCTATAAATAAATCGTATGCTGGTTTTTTCAACTTAAGTTCGTGATATTTTACCCCAAACTTATCTAGTTGGCTTTTTGTTAAATCATAATAATCTATACCACTAAGGGTGCCTCTAGCAGTCCAATAAACTATTGTGTGACCTTCGTCATACAAGTCGTTTATTTTTTTTATTCTATCTTTCATTGGTTTGGTGTTTTCATAATTCAAACCATCTGTATCTAAAATTGTATTGTCTATATCAACGTATATTATCATATAATAATTCTGCTATTTTAAATTGCCACTCGTAGTCTATATCAAAAGCTTCTAACTCTTCCATTGTGAATAATTCTGGCTGTGCTGGCGATTTATCATCCATCCATAAACCCTCTCCTATCCAATCCATTCTACTTGCATACAAACAGTGTGCTGCTTCGTAAACAGGATCTACAAATTTTGTATTCATTATTGTTGACCCTTTCCAATCTGTAATTGGTTTTAAATCTTTATCCCAATAATATGTTTTCTTTTCAAAGACCGCAAAACTTCCATCTTTATCTGATTGAATAAATGATTCTATAAAAGCGTCAATAGTTTCTACTTTTAATAATGGATTACAAGCGCTAATTAAAATTACATATTTATAAGGTAAAACATTATACCACTCATATATTTCCGACAAAGGTTGACCTTCAGATTTAGCTGATTCTTCCGATCTCTCGTATATATTAATTCTGTTTTCTCTAGCGACTTCTTTTAATTCTTCTTCGTAAGCCGATAAAAAAATATTAGACTGAGAAATATTTTTTAAATTTTTTAATTTTTTAAAAAGTATATCTACTAAATTGCTATTGGAAAAAGGCTTGAGCATTTTACCAGGCACTCTTTCTGATCCAAGTCTAGCTTGAACCACTATACATATTTCATCTTTATTTTTCATATTTTGCTTCTGTTATAAATAATTTTTTACCGTCACTACATTCTATAAAGGCATTTGGATAAGGGTCTTGTAAAGCTCTTATTTTATTGTATAAATATTTTGCAGAACTATTTTTTATATCTTCTATGGTTATTTGACTTTGACTTGGTAATCTTCTACTAAAATATGTTGGTTGTCCTTTTTGTTCGTGTGTTTCAATATTTGGAAAATCTTTTAAAACGTCCAAACTTAACTCAAAACCTACATCTATTATACGATCAAATACATTATTTAAACCACCAGATAGAGAAAAGTTTTTTTGTTTAATTATTTCTCCTTCGTCCATTTTATTGTTTACTTTAAAAAGTGTTACTGCGCTTTTTTCTTCTCCATTTATAATTTGATTTTGTATTGGAGAACCGCCTCTATATTTGGGTAATTTAGAAGGATGTAACATTATTGAATAATATTTGTTTAATATGTTTTCTGGTATAATCCAACTCCAACCATACCAAAGTATTAAATCGGGATTAAAATCATTAACCAATTCATCGGAATATTGTTCTTTGCTATTTATGTATAAAAAAGAATGTTCTTTTTGTAGGGCATCTTCTAATTTTCTATAAATAGTTTTAGCCCAATCTCTATATGTACAGCATAAAATCTTCATAAAAAACTTCTTATTGTTCTAAAGGCTTCTGCGTATTTGTGGCCACACTGAGCGCCTCTGAATTGAGCTAAAGATTCTATTGCAGTGTCGCTTCTGGGGTGTGGAAATGGTTGCATTTCACTTGTATAATGTCTTAATGCTTCTATTTTCGTTTTAATATCTTCTTTGGAAAGTTTGTAAAACAAATTTGGAGTAAATGAATTTTTAAAACCCCATTCAGTGCTACTTAAAACTTCATAACTTACTAAGTGTTCTACTCCAGAGTTTGGTCTGGTTGCTATTATTGTAGAATTATAAACTATCTTGTGATCAATATTTGAGTCAGAATCAGAATGTGTAAAAACTATATCTGGTTTATGGGATGTAATTTCTTTTTCTATTGCTCTAGTGATTTCTAAATGCCCAACTGTATCAAGTTTACAGCAGGGAAAATCGTAGAATTGATATTTGGATACGTTTAAATATTCAAGAGCAGAAATGGCAGACTGCATTCTTAAGGATTCTGCTTGAAGACATTCTTCTGATTGAGGGTCTTTAAATCTAACACTAGAACCTTCGGCTATAAAAACAACCTTAAAATCAACTGTTTTTCTAAACCTATTTAGTATTCCCCCACAACCTAAGATATCGTCATCTGGATGGGCTGCTATAATTAAACATTTTTTCATTTCTTAATAAAGATAATATGTGCGAAGTATAGTATTTTCCATTATAAAAATAATGTTCTCTCAAATTAGCATCTATTAGAAAACCTTTTCTTTGAAAGAAGTCTAATTTCTTGTTATCTATTTCGTATATTTCTGCCCAAAGTTTATTTAAATTTAAATTGTTAAATCCATATTTTAAAATAATTTCAAAGGCTTCATCGGAGTAAATATCGTCTATCCATTGACTTTCATCACCTATATAAAAATGCACATCTGCATGTCTATTAACCCAATCTATATAAGTAATTCCTGCTATGCCAATAGGTTTTCCATATTTACACTCTATGATAAAAAATTCAAAACGATCATCCTTTATCATTTTATTGTACCAATCTTCTTTTTGTGTGTCAGAAAAAAATCTGTACTCTCTAAAGTAACGCATCAAAGAGGTATCATTTCTCCAAGATTTAATTACTGGCAAATCCGAAAGCTCTATTGGTCTTAATTTAACTTTTTGACCCAATATGCTCATATTTTATATAATCTCCTTGATTTATATCTGCCTTAATTGTTGTACCGACTAAGTTTAAAACTGGTGGCACTGCATCAATTGGACAAGGTCTAACTTCTATTAAATCTGATTCTGTAATTATATCGCCAGATTTTAAATTTTTTTGCGCTCTTATACTCCTTCTTTGTAGAACCACTGTCTCTAATTCATTGTCTTCTACTTTTTTTATACCATTACCCAAAGAAGATTCTAATAATCTTGTTCTTTCTACCATAGCTTTCCAAGTAGTTGGATTCATAGAAAATTTATGATCTGGACCAACTCTGTCATTGTCATCTGTAAAATGTTTTTCTACCACAGTCGCACCTAAAGATACTGCACCTAAAACTGTAACATCACCTTCCGTGTGGTCACTTAAGCCTAATCTAATATTTGGAAAAAGCTCTTTGTATTTTTTTAACACATTTAAGTTTATATAATTAAAATTTTCTGGGTCAAAAGTATAATTTGTATTACATTGCATTAGACAAATTGGTATCTTGTAATTAGATAAAATATTAACAGCTTTAATAACCTCATCTAGTTTGCTTGCTCCACTAGCTATAATAACTGGTTTGCCCTTTGAGGCTACTTTGTGTAACATTTTATGCCAAGTTATATCTCCAGATCCAATTTTATATTGAGATACAAAATTATCTAACTCATCAACATAATCAATGTCATACGGTGTGGTAAAAAAATCCAGCTCAATGCTATCACAAAAATCTTTTAATTTTTTAGTCCAATCTAAAGGGACTGAAGCATCATTATAAACTTCAAAAACGGATTTATTCCAAGTTGATTGATGTGATTTTTGAGAACCTAAATCGTTGAAACCTTTATCGCTAACAATTGTTTCTGCTTTGAAGTGTTGAAATTTTGCAGCGTCAGCGCCACAGTCTTTTGCTAACTGACAAAGTTTAATTGCTCTGTTAATGTCTCCATCGTGATTTGCCGCTATATCTGCTATAAAGTAAGTTTTTTGCATAATAAATCTATTCCTTCTTGATAGTTATATAATATAGATTTTTCTTTTGGGATTGTCAAGTCTAAATCTCCCTTGATTTCTACAGGCCCAATTAAGTCTAAATTTAATTTAAGTTTTTGAGCTACATCTTTAATAAATTGATATTTGCTAATTACTGTATCTGAACAAACATTGATAGAGCCTACTGAATCTTGGCTTGTGTTATAAATAAAATCAGAAAGTTGATAAACACTTATTGGATTAAACATAACATTAGAATATCCACCTATTTGTTTATTTTCAATAATTGAATCGACAGCCCACTTAACTAAACCACCGTTTCCATATATGTTAGTTCTGATTACTAAATCATTTGATCTAGTTAAGGTAAATTCTTCGCCAATTGTTTTAGATTGATAGTAAATTCTTTTTGAGTTTGTTGGATTTGTAGAAATATAAATTAACTTTTTGCAATGCTTTTGTAAGAAGGGCACCACTGTCGAATGTAAGTAATAGGCATCCATAGGATTGTAGTCGCACCAATTTAAATCAGTGTATGCAGCACAATGAATTATCGTGTCAAATTCTTTATCTTTAAAATAGGATTTTATGGATTCTGAACAAGTTAAGTCTAAATCCTTTTTACCACCCAATAGTACCGCATCTTTATAAAAAGTAGAAAGCACGGAGCCAAGCATTCCATTAGCGCCTGTTATTAAAACTTTCATTAGCAAGATAATCCTCTTTGTATTAATTTAACTATAGAGTCTACGTCTTTTTGCACCCAAAGTTCTGAATTAAAATGTGGCCCATCATATTTTTCAAATGCTTGATAAAATCTTTGTGAGTATTGTGGTCTGACTTGTAATAAATTTATGTTATCTACCTTATATGTAAAAGGTAATTCGGTTTCAGATAACATATCTTCATGCAACTTCTCACCAGGCCTTAATCCTACGTTTTTAATTTTTGCTTTTTTATTTGTTATTTTTTCTAAAGCTTCTATACATTTAGGTAATGTGTATGAATTAATTTGTGGAACAAAAACTTCCCCACCCATACTATGCTCTAATGAATATAAAACCGTGTCTACAGCATCATTTAAAGTAAATAAAAATCTAGTCATTTCATTCGATGTAACTCTTATTTCTTTATCTTGATTTATCCAGTCCATGAACATTGGAATAAATGAACCCCTGGATGCGATTACATTACCATATCTAACAGATGAGAATATAGTATTACTTGAGTTGTAGTCATAGTTTGTGAAAATTCTTTCTGCTATAAATTTAGAAGAACCGTAAACGTTGATTGGTTGACAGGCTTTATCTGTTGAAATTAGAATACATTTTTTTATGTTGTTTTGAACCGCAGCCATTGCGACATTGTCAGATCCATTTATGTTTGTTTTTATACATTCATCTGGATGAAACTCCATATCATCAATTCTTTTCAACGCTGCCGCATGAATAATGTAATCTGGTTTATGTATTTTAAGAGATGTATTTAGTTTATCAAAGTCTCTGAC